AGGTGTAGTTCCTGTGTAGTTAATGCTAAGAGGTCTAGCATAGATTTGATTGCCTTGCCTGTAAAACACAGGGTATGTTAATGAAGGAACATTTAAATTGCTATTCATAATCATGTCAAACTTACTTTTTGGTATTTCTTCTAAAACTCTTCCATTGTAGGTTAAGTTAATTAATTTATAGTAGTTTGCTGGAAGTGTAAAGAAATCTTCAGCACCACCCACAGAAGTAGCGTTTACATCTGTATAGTTTAATGTAGCTGATGTAGAAAAAACATCTATCTTATTTCTTACTTGCAGAGCCATATCACCATAACCTAAACTTCTCTTTCTTGTATTCTGAAGTTGTGTTTGTCTTGCAAACTCACTAAAATACGACTCAAAAATCTCTAACTGAGCTAATTTTGCGTAATGGTTGTACTCTAATGGTGATATATACCCTCTGTTGTCCTTGTTTAATAAAAACAACACTGTATTTCTTACACTGTTAATCATGAGTATATTTTTTACAAAAATAATAAAAAAAGGGGCTCAATATATGAGACCCCTCTTTCCCCTTTCACAGTTTCTTCTAGTTTTATAACTTATTTACTAAATTTTGCATTACATCTAGCCCTACGTCTGTTTTAAAAAACATTCCTAGTGCGGAGTATGTGTTTTCTCCATAAGGAACAACAAGAACCTTTTCGTCAGGATTATCTGCCCAAACAACTGTTCTTCCGTCATCTTTAATAGATAACAAGCCTTCTTCAACAGCTCTTACTGCTAAATTCCTAAGTTTCAAGTTTTCATCATTCAATAAATCTAAAAACTCTTTTGGATTTTGTCTAGCATAAATAATCATATCTCTTCTTAATTCAGAAGATGTCATGTTGCTTACATTTTTACCTTTGTTTACAACCCTAGCAATAGCTTCTAAATCTGTGATATCTAAATCTTTTGCTGCTACCTGAGCGTCCAATGAAGAAGTAAGTGTTTCAACCTCTTCTCCTGCTGTCTTCTCAGCATCAAACTCATAAAACTTACCATTAAACTCTGGATGTAGATATAAAAATTTAGCAAGGTTTGTATTATATTCTTCTACGATTAATTTACCATTTTCAAATATAATTGGTTCAACTGTTGCTAAACCATCTTGCTCATCCACAAATGGAGATATTTGATTAGTAGCCCATCTAAGAGCTCTATTCATTTGCCCATCAAAATGTGTTAACGGTTTTGTATTAGAGTGTTTAACTGGTAACATATACCTTAACGGTGTTCTGTTGCCACTTAAAATAAATATTCTAGTTTTTACTTCTAGTTGCGGAAATACAGATTCGTATCCGCTTTTACGTGTAGTAGTTTTACTTTTTGCCATTTTATTAAAATTAAATTAAATTAAAAAAAAGAGAATAGGGAGCCGTAGCTCCCTTCTCTCATTAAATATTACTGCATTAAGATGAAGTTATTAGCTCCCATAACGCATAATGCTCTTTCTGATAAGAAATGAACTTGCATTGCATCAAGATCACTGCTCATACCAGCTGAACCAGCTGAACCTGTTACCCAAGACTTATACTTTCTATCTTCAGATGCAGATTGTCTGTATCTTACGTGTAAGAAAGGTCTTTGAGCGTTTTGACCAAGAACTTGATCATAAACAGTCATAGTACCTGCAGGGACAATGATACCATCAACACCACCTAGTTTTCCTCTAGTTGTAGCGTCGTTTAAGTATTTCCAGTCACTCTTATAGAAATCATATCCTATTCTAAAGCCAGTAAATCCAAGATTTAATGCCATGTCTTCGTCGTTGTCAAATAGACCGTAAGAACTAGTTGAAGCTCCACTATTGTTTTGAGCTGCTAATACTTTGTCAATATCGAATCCAGTTGATCTGTTTACGAAGATTACATTTTCTTGAATTGCACCTTCTTTGTCTAAAACTTTAGCAATGTCCTCTAAGTCTTGTCTTGCGTCAATTGTACCTGAAGAAACGTTACCGTTGTTTTCTACTTCATAGAAAAGACCTTTAGTACCTTTGAAACCACTAGATGCAGCAGCTGAACCTGACGCAGCAGGAACACCTTCTACCATAGATAATTCTAGGTAATCTTCAAATCTTAATCTACTTTCATGCTCTGATTTTAAATACCAAAGGTATCCAGAAGCTCCATTTTCTGTAGTTACTTCAACCCAGCCAATGTGAGCCATTTCAGAACCTGATACTTCATATTTTTCTTTGATAATAATAGGGTTGTTTTCTTTCGCAACGAAATCAGCCTCATAAGAACCTGACATTCCGCTTGTACCCTTTTTGAATTCAGAACCATAAACAAACATACTTACTGCATTAGTAGCAGAAAAACCACCAGATGCAACAAGAGTTGATAAATTCAAACATTTTACATCAATAGCATCAGCTCCAGAAGCGTCAGTTACAATTGCATGTAACGTAGGTCCTGTGCCGTCTGTTTTTTTGATGATAATAGTTTGATTGTTTCTAAACTGATGTCCAGTTACAGCGATAGTATCACCATCTGTGATAGTACCTGAAGCTTGGATATGCAGTCTTCCTTGCTCACTCCACTTAATTAAGTCAGAAGTACAAGGGATCTCAGCTGATACCATTCTTAAGAAAGAAGCTACAGATCTATTTCCGTATTTTTCAAACTCCTTTTCATAAAGGTCTGGTAAGTACTGCTGAGCAAATGTGTAATCACTACTGCCTAGGTAAGAGGTGTTTTGCAACGCCTTTCCTGGTGCAGGAGTTAATGAAGTAGATCCGCCAACTCCTGAGGATCCACCTGCGTCAAAATTAATACTTTGTGCCATTTTTAATAATTTTTAAAATTTAAACTTACTTTTTACTTTTTATTCTCAATCCACGACCAAAATCATTTGTGTCTTGCAACACTCTAAACTTGGGTCCTGGGGTAGATGTGTCTACATTAGTACGAACATTCATGTTGACGTTTTTTCCATCTCTAACTACATCATTCACCGCATCTGCTTTGCCTTGCTCGTAAAAGAACTTAGCATAACCTAACGGGTTCATAGCCATAGATAAAGCGGTATGATAGTCTTTTGCATTTGTTAAATTTCCTTCATCATCAAGATACTTGTTTATAAAGTTGCTTAAATCAGATTGAGCATTAACAGTTTCTTCAACGTTTTTTGGTTTGTAAGTTAATTTTTTGTCACCTACATTGAATTCAAAACCTTTGAACTCGTCGTTGAAATACTTTTTAGTATTGTTTGTAAAAAACTCTCTACGCTTATCGTCAATCGCTTGCGCTTTTGTCGACTCATCATTGTATTGCTTATAAAAATCTAAAGCTTTCTTATAATCCTCAGGAACATTCTCGGCACTTGACTCAAGAGGAGTATGGTATTTTTCCCTTATATTACTAAAGTAATCTTTAGCCTTCTGCAATTCTTTTTTCATCGCTAGAGCCTTACTCTTTTTAGACCTTTCTTCTTCATCTTCAGATACACCATAAGTGTCCTCAAGATAAAATTCAATGTCCTCATCAGAGTATTCAGGATTTGTCTGAGCAAGATAATTTCCTATTAAAGAAATATCATCCATTTCATCAAAATTCTGTTGCGCTGCTACGAAGTCTGCTAAACCTCTTTTTGTATCTTTATTATACTCAAGATATTTAATAACCTCTTCAGGCAACTCTAACTGGTTCTCATTATTTTTAAGAACGTCTTTTAATTGACTTTCGTCAATATTATAAGTGGACGCTAAATAGTCCTTTATAATACTTTCTTTATCAGTTAGCTCATCAGATTTTTCACTGATTTCTGGAGCTTCCTGCTTTTCTTGAACAACCTCTTCTTTTTCTTCTTTCTTTTCCTCTTTAGGCTCTTCAACAATTTCTTTTTCCTCTACTACAGCTTCTTCTTTTTCAGCGACTTCTTCTTTAGCTGCAGTTTTCTTTTCTTGATGCTCCTTTTGAATTTCTTCAGGAGACTTACTCATGTCTACTTTGAAGTCTACTTCTTCTTTGTTTTTATTCATAATTGATTAAATTAAATTTTTATACAAATTTATATAAAATTTTTACACGTTTTTGCCACCCTGCATTTTTGACATCAAAGCATTCATCATTGCTTCGTCTTGTGCTGGAGGAGCACCTTGCCCAGTAGGTGGTTGCATTTGTGGCATTGCTTGCGTTTCTCTTTGTGGAGGTGGTTGCATAGGCATTGCTGTTGCGGTAGGAGATGGTGATCCACCTAAAATTCCACCACCTGAAGCCTTCAACATATCTAGTTTATTGCCTTTTGGTTTTGAAAAGTTTTTTGGAGGACCTCCTTGTTTTCTTTGTGTTATTAACTCAC